TCCAATTCAAGCAACATACCAAGCACTTGATGCACCAATTCCACTCGTAACAGGAGACACACTCAAAGTTACAGCAGGATTAACTGCGGGGCTTGATATCATCGTATCAGTATTGGAGTCAACATAATGGCACTACAACAAATTATTCAACATCCTACAGGAACCTATTCGCAATATTGGAAGATTCGTACTCTGAATCTGAATCATACCGCCAAGACAGGTACAGTTATTTTGGATGGATATGTTTCTGATCAAGCAAGAATAGACAATAAGATTCCTCTTGATGAAAGAACCATCAATGTGTTTGATTTTGATGTGTGGTTTGCACCAGATGTCATTGATGCTGAGGGAATGAATCAGGTAAAATCTGCATATACCTTTACAAAATCCATTCCGAATGGTGAGTTTGTTGGATCGACAGACGTTTAAAATCTATATTTTTAATTGACATATGAATATTATATGATATAATACTTATATGCTTTTAGAATATTTTAAAGATAATCCGTACATCCCAGATCCAAATTACCAAACTAAAATGGCTGCTTGTTTTGATCTGGCCGCATACATTCCAAAGAATGAAAAGGTCAAAGTTTACTCTGGCAAGGAATGTATGGATGTCTCCCCAATCTATGACTCCGAGAAGGAAGACTCCTATGTCTGCCTAATGCCCGGAGAAAGGGCTCTAATTCGCACAGGCTTGACTTTTAAGCTGCCCGATGGATATTCCCTCCGTCTACACCCCCGGTCAGGGATGGCCCTTAAATACGGTCTTACGCTGACAAATTGCGAAGGCGTGGTTGACGAAGATTATACGTACGAAACCAAACTTATCATGATGAATACCAATAGCAAGGATTCCATCAAAATTTATAATAAGGACCGTGTGGCACAGGCAGAACTAGTTGCCTATGAGCAGCCGCTACTTGCTGAAATTCAATTTCGTCCGACTCTAAAGTCAGACAGAATCGGTGGGTTCGGTAGTACTGGAGTCAGATGATTTCTTTGGAAATTTAACTGATTTAAATTCTTTCCAAGCAAACCATATCACAACAGCTAATATAACCACATACCAAAAACTCCATTCGGAGGCTTGATTGGGAGATCCAAAGAATGGTTCTTTAAGAACGCTGTGAATTGGATTTCCCTTTTTGTCCAAAGGGGAAATAATCTGAGGAGTTGTGCATGATACTAGAAATAGAACCATTGGAATCAAATATTTCATGATTTATTTCCTCCTGCTGCACTACCAAAGAAAAATCCAACAACTGAAAGAAGAACTTGACGATTTTCTTCAGCAAACAAATATCCAGGAATTTCTACAAAGTATTTGCGTGTTGTTTCTGGAACCAATCCAAAGAAACTTTCAGGTTGTTTTTGTGTAAACTCGGCAAAGGTTGAAATTCCAAAAAATGGTAAGACAAATGGGGCAGCAACTACGGCAAACAGACAGGCCAAAACAATCAATTGTCTTACTCCCTTTCCAAGATCGATTGGGACTCTCTGAGCAGCCTTGTCTTGATTGTCTGTGGTTTGTTTATTGGCCTCAATTGCCATCTTAAACATGTCTTTTTGATCTTGGGCTCTTTGTGCCCAATAACGAAACAAAAATCCCGTCACTCCTCCACCCAGCAAAGATATTAATTCTGTTGGCATATTACCTCAATTCTTTTGATGTGAAAGTTGTAGTTCAATCGAATTACGAATAGATTCAAAAATATCCATAAAATTCTTTTCTTGAATTAGTATTGGTTCAAAATCTTTGTGCCATTGCATCAATACAAATCCAACATTTGTTCCCTTGCTTTTCAAAGGTAAGCAAGAAAAATGAGAAATGTTTTCATCATCAAAGAAATGTCTTGCATGGCTGTCTGTTGGCAAAGACTCAATTGAATGAATGACTGCACTATTTTGTGTGACTTTATTCAATAAAGGAACAAATAAAGAACATTGAGTTCCTTTGAGTTTTCCTACTTGTGAAACATATCCTTTATGGGAAGATTCGTGAGTTATTGAAAACTTTAACATAGAAATGCCATCCATGAAATATTCTCCATTGTGTAGTTGCAAAACGGTAGATCTCATGCTGCGGCCTTCAAGACGAAGTTCTGTAAGTAGTTCGTGAATTTCTGTATGGATTGTATTAAAACTGTAATTTGTTTTATCTTTATTCCAAAATTTTTTAATTCCGTATCCGAGTCCCGCCAATCCGGCTACCCCATACGCTGAAAGTTCAAATATTTTAGAAAAATCCATTGATAAACTCCATGTCTTAATATTTATATTTGACAGGGTGTTAATATGTGATAGAATGAGATTCTATGATGACCAGAGAAGAATTATTTAAATTACACGAAGAAATTTGCAAAGAAGCCATCGAACTCATGCGTAAAAAGAACAATGACTACGCATCTGGCGCAGATCCTTTCATGAATTTCCGAAGAGCGGAATATTTAGGTTTTGCAACGGCAGAACTTGGTGTTCTTATTCGCATGACCGACAAGATGTCAAGAATCTCCACTTATTTGAATAAGGGAGAACTTTCATTGCAGAATGAGAGTGTTTATGATGCAATTGTTGATCTAATTAATTACAGTGTTATACTTGCAGGGCTTCTCAAAGATAGAGAACCCAAGAAAGACTAATGAAATTTTATACTGCCTGTGCTTTGAAGGGGAACAAGGTTCTTGTTCGTGGTTATGACAATGGTGTTCGGTTTACCGACACCATTGCTTATAAGCCATCCCTATACATTAAATCTGATAGCCAATCTAAGTACAGGACTCTTAACAACGTCAACGTCAAACGCATGAAGTTTGACACGTTGTATGATTGTCGTCAATTCCTAGACCAATACAGAGACCTAGATGATTGCCCGATTTATGGAAACACTGATTTCGTCACTCAATATCTCATGGAGACTTATCCGACTGAGGTGGAATACGATCTTTCCAAGATCAAAGTAGCCTACCTAGATTTGGAGTGTGAGACCGAGGGGGGTTTCCCAGACCTAGATAATCCCAATGAACGAATCAACCTTGTGACGATTCGTATCTGTGGTGTCAACTATGTTCTTACTATGAAGCCACTCACTTTGCCAGACTGCAAGGTGGTTATGGTTACTTCAGAGAAAGAACTTATCAAGAAAATCTTTGATATCCTTTCCAAGGAAGACATAGATATTCTTACTGGATGGAACATTAAACTCTTCGATATGCCCTATATAATAGGTAGGGCAAAGCTTTTCTTTGAGGAAAAAGAGATTCAGAGTTGGATGCCGTTTGGTTTGATGAAGATGCGTGAGACTAATATTGGTGGCAAGGATTACAAACTCTTTGAGTTTCCCGGCTACACGATTCTAGACTACATGGATCTTTACAAGAAGTTCAGGCTTGTTCCCAGAGAAAGTTACGCTCTTAACTTTATTGCAAAGGCGGAACTAAATGCTCAAAAACTGGATTACAGCGAGTATGGATCTTTGCGGGAGTTCTATACAAAAGATTTTCAAAAGTTTGCGGAGTATAACGTACAAGATGTCGTGCTGGTTGAACAGCTTGACAATAAGCTCCGACTGATCGATTTGGCGATCTCCATTGCCTATGAGGCAAAGATCACATTTGATACGGTCTTCTTCGCCACTCGGATCTGGGAGACCATTTGCTGTGACTACCTTGCAAAGCAATACATTGTTCCACCTTTAAAGACCAAGTATGCCAAGGATGAGCAGTTTGTTGGTGCATATGTCAAGGAAGTTGTACCGGGACTCTACAAGAACATAGTTAGTTTTGACGCAACTAGCCTGTATCCATCCATCATCATGTCATGGAACATTTCTCCTGAAACTTGCATTCACAAAGATTCATCACTCAATGCTGATGATTTCCTTCGCAGCAAGCGTAAGGAGATTCCAGATATTATTGAAGATGCTGAAAGCCAGGATGCATGTGTTACCTGCAATGGTTCTTTCTTCACCCGTAAAGTCAAGGGCTTTATTCCAATCCTGATTGAGACCACTTTCAATCAGCGTAAGGAAGCCAAGAACAAGATGATGGAATTGAAAAAGGAATATGAGGAAACCAAGAACGCCGATCTTCTTCCACGTATCTCTGCTCTAGATATTCGTCAGACCGTAAAGAAGATTTTGGCAAACAGCCTGTATGGTTGCCTTGGTAATCCTGCATTTACATATTCATCTCCTGAACTGGCTACGGCAGTTACCGTGACTGGGCAAGTCATCATTCGTACTGCTGAGAATTCCATGAATGACTATATCAACAAGGTCATGAAGAATGAAGAGCCCAAAGATTATGTTATTGCAGTCGATACTGATTCGGTTTATTTGAATCTTGATGAAGTTATCACAAAAGTTTCAAGCAAGACTCCGATTGAAGATATCACTTCTTTCGTAGATGACATTTGTGAAAACAATATTCAAAAACAACTAAACAAGGTCATGAAAGATCTTACTGGTATGTTGGGCTGCAAGAACAACAAGATCTCGTTCAAGCGTGAAGCCATTGCTTCTGCAGGAATGTTTGTTGCTAAGAAGCGGTATGCATTGCTTGTACACGACAATGAAGGAATTAGATATGCCGAACCTCAATTGAAGATCATGGGACTTGAGACTGCACGGAGCAGCACTCCTGCAATAGTCCGCGATAAGTTGAAAGATTGCATCATGATCATCCTGACCAAGACCCCCGAGGAGTTACGCGACTTTGTGAATATATTCTCTGATGAATTTATGAAGATGCCTATAGAAGATGTCGCTGCTCCTCGGGGTGTCAAGGGTATTAGCAAATATACTGATTCCTCTGACATATATAAGTCTGGTACTCCAATTGCCACTAAGGCTGCATTGTTGCACAATGCATACACCAAGAAGATAAAGCTTGACAAGGAACTGCCACCCATCAAGGAAAACGATAAGATTAAGTTTGTTTTTGTCCGTGTTCCCAATCCTTATGGCATGGGTGGCAGAGATGCCGTGATGGGTTTCATCGGCAAGCCTCCTCCACAATTTAATCTTGAAAAATATATTGATCGAAAGAAACAATTTGAAAAAACTTTTGGTGAGCCTTTAGACAATATTTTACAAGCCATTAAGTGGTCAATAAATGAACAAGTGACACTTGAATCCTTCTTTGGTTGAGGTATAATACAAATATGGGTGAAATTAAATATACACAAAGTCCGCAATTGACTAAACAAGATATTGATTTTGATGAACTTCTTACAGACATTAGAAAAGACATGAAGAGACCTAGATATCAGTCAAAGCATACTCATGTAGATTTTGAAGTCTTCAAACTAAAAGATGCAATAATTAAACAATTGCAAGAAGAAGTTAAAAATTTGAAAGAAGAGATTGAAGATCTCAAGACTGATCTAAAGTCTATGATTGAAATGGAAAGTTAAGAAATGGTAAAAAAATTTAAATCTAGATACGGTGATGAGCGAATTCTCACACTTCTTGAAAACGGATCTTACAAGGTCGAAGGTCGGACTATATATACTCGCCACGGTGATGGGCTATTTGATTTTGAAGGTGGCCCATGCTATATGGTTGGGGATAGACTACTTGACGTTGATGATGACTTAATCATTGAATCACTAACAATTGATCAGAGCATAGATAAAGAAGACTACGCTGCTGTTATTATTAATACAAGAAAGGCCAAGCGTGGCAAGTCCAAAATCTAAAAAGAATAAGATGCCCAAGTTGCTCAGATATCGTCGTCTATATGATGTTCTCACGGAATCCGAATCGGATTTCAAGAGCCGCATCACCGGAATGCCTGTATATCTTTTATTGAGTGAACATAGGTTGATTAGTGAGCAATATGGTGTAGAATCATTTAAGGTTAATGATCAGTTGACAGACAGAGTATCTAAAATTTATGATAGACTGTCTCTCGTTCAAAAAGAAATCATGCAGACCTTTCATAACATGAATGATCAGTTGATGATATCCGATTATTATGCTGATCAAGCATACACAAAGAAAGAAAAGGAAAAGAATGTCGAAGTATCTACAAAATCTACTAAGTAAAATTAATAATCCCGATGCATCAATTGTTGCCGATGGTATTGACGGTGCAGATGTAACTGGGTTCATTGACACGGGCTCGTATGTATTGAATGCCCTGCTGTCTGGCTCTATATATGGTGGGCTTCCCAATAACAAGATTTCTTGTCTTGCTGGAGATCCCGCAACCGGAAAGACTTTTTATGCAATTGGAATGGCTACTCAGTTCCTTAAAGACCACAAAGACGGGCTTGTCATGTACTTTGACACGGAGCAAGCAGTCACTTCAGACATGTTTGAATCCCGAGGGATTGACACCAAGAGAATTGCGGTCATTCCTGTTGCAACAATCGAAGAATTCAGGACACAGGCTCTCCAGATCGTCAATGAAGTTAATGAGACACCTGAAGAGGAACGCAAGCCAATCTTTATGGTTCTTGATTCTCTGGGAATGTTATCGACAAAAAAGGAAATGAGCGACACTGCTGAAGGCAAGGATGTTCGTGACATGACCAAGGCTCAGGTCACCAAGGGTGCTTTCCGTGTTCTTACAATTAAGCTTGGTAAGGCCAAGATTCCTCTTCTTCTTACCAATCATACTTACCAAGTAATTGGTTCTTATGTTCCTACAAAGGATCTCAGCGGTGGCGTTGGTCTGAAGTATGCTGCGAGCAACATTATAATGCTTTCTAAGAGCAAGGACAAGACAGACGAAGGCGTAGTTGGAAACTTTATCAAGTGCACCAATTATAAGAATCGTTTTGTTAAGGAGAATATGCACGTAGAGACTCGCTTGAACTATACTTCAGGTCTTAGCCGTTATTATGGCTTGACTGAGTTTGCAATCAAGTATGGTATCTTCAAGAAGGTATCTACCCGTGTTGAACTTCCAGATGGCAGTAAGGTATTTGAGAAGAACATTGATGATGAACCAGAGAAGTACTTTACTAAGGATATCCTAGATAAGTTGGACGCACAGATTCAAAAGGAATTCAAGTATGGAAAAGGCTCCGAAGTATAAATTTTTACCAGATGATTCAAAGGACATTTCACAGACATGTCCTATCATAATCACTGAAGGAAAATTTGAAGGAATTGTTTACCGTTATGGTAAGATTTCATTTAATGAAACTGAAACAGGTGATTTAAATGTCACCATGGATATTGAAATGATTACGTCTCCCGATAATTTTAATCAACAAGATAAAGATTTTACAGATTACGTTGGTGAAATATTTGTTGATATTGTTGAGAACCAAGCCGAAGTTGATACGACCAAAGATCTTGAAGCAGATGTTCACGAAGATCCTCTGGACAACGCCTAAAATAGTGATATACTAAAAACATGGAAACAGTTATTCTAAAGAACTTGGTCCTCAATGAGGACTATGCTCGCAAAGTTGTCCCGTTTCTTCAGGATGAATACTTTCACGACAAGGCCGAGAAAACGGTCTTCAATATCGTAAGCAAGTTCATTCTGAAGTACAACAACATTCCAACCAAGGATGCTATTCTCATCTCTCTAGGAGATGAGAAGGGCCTTGGAGAAATGGAATTCAAAAAGTGTTCATCTATTGCAGATGAAATGTACAAGGAAGGTGAGAAGTCAGACACTAACTGGCTTGTGGAGAACACAGAAAAGTTTTGTAAAGAAAAGGCCATCTACAATGGTATCATGGCCTCTATTGGTATTATTGAAGGTAAAGATAAGGAGCAAACCCAAAATGCAATTCCTGAGATTATGTCAAAAGCCCTTTCAGTATCCTTTGATACAAGAGTTGGGCATGATTTTCTTGAAGATGTGGATGAGCGGTATGAATATTATCACCGAGTCGAAGAGAGGACTCCGTTCGATCTGGAAATGTTTAATGTCATTACCAGAGGTGGTGTACGGAAAAAGACGCTGAACGTTGTCATGGCAGCATCTGGTGTTGGTAAGAGTGCATTCCTCTGCCATCACGCAGCAGCCTGTCTATCTCAAAACATGAATGTTCTGTACATTACGCTTGAGATGGCTGAAGAGGAAATCGCCAAGCGCATTGATGCCAATCTTTTAGATACAGACATGCATGTTCTTGAGCAGATGCCTCTCAAGCAGTACGAGAGCAAGGTTGATAATCTTAAGCGCACATGTCGTGGTAAGCTTATCATCAAGGAATATCCTACTGCTGCTGCAAACGTGACTCACTTCAGAGTTCTCATGGAAGAACTGAAGATCAAGAAAAAGTTTGTGCCTGATGTGATCTTTGTAGATTATCTGAACATCTGCTCCTGTGCTCGTTTCAAGATGGGCAACGGAATGAATAGTTACACCTACGTCAAGGGCATTGCAGAAGAACTTCGTGGTATCGCCAAGCAATTCAATGTTCCTCTCTGGACGGCTACTCAGGTCAACCGTGAAGGTGCTAAGAGCAGCGACATGGAGATGACAGATACCTCCGAAAGCTTTGGTCTGCCTCAGACTGCAGACTTCTTCTTTGCTCTGATTGAAAATGAAGAACTTGCTGAAGCCGGCCAACTGGTTGTCAAGCAACTAAAGAATCGTGGCAATGATACCACAAAGAATCGTAAGTTCCTGATTGGTGTAAACAAATCCAAGATGAAATTTTATGATGTTGACAACTCCAGCAATAATCTTGTTGAAGCCAACAACACTGGTGAAGAAGGATTTGGTTCGGGTTCAGATCCAATTACGTTTGATCCAAAATTTGGTAAGAAGAAGAACAAGGCAGTTAACTGGACTTTTGAAGACGCTGCAAAATGAGCATATATATTGATAAGAAATATGTGAACATGGTTTCTGGAGCCCTTCAGAAGTTTAAGTGGAAGAAAGACAACCTAGCCACCTGCAGATGTTTCGCATGTGGTGACTCAAAGAAAAATAGATCCAAGACAAGGGGATATTTCTTTGAGAACAAGGG